AAAGTCATCATAAAACTTAGTTGGAATCTCGTCTGGTTCGTCATTATCGGTTAAATAAACATCAAAGGTTTCTTTACCTTTATTATAGTAGACACTAGTAATGTGTCCTAACATAATTGTGATGTTCATGTCATAATATTTGTATTGATACATTGTATTTCCTCCTGTTTACTGAATCTGTCTGTGTTCTGCATTGTTAGTGTTCCATTTTTAGCAATCTATTTTAGCAACGAATTAGTTGTGTAAATAGTGTAATCGCAACGGTAGACAAATAGTCGCTTACCATCAATTAAAAGTGATGTGCTACTAGGAACCTGTGTTGACTTGTAACTAACTGTATTACCAGCAAAAGTAGCAATTGGTTGACCAGCTTGTGAGCGAATAAGAATGACCTTGCTAGAACCCGTAAAGTAGTTCTGATACTTGTTTACAAATCTGTTCATGAATGGTACCGAGCTATTATTATTAGTAATATTATACCGCTTTGGGTATTTATCAAGTACGTTGGTTAACCCATCCTGATAAGCAATTAAACTACTACCTACGTGAGTAATTTGCTTGCCACCTAATGTAATATTAAGTACAGATGAAGCCTTAGACGTTTCGCCATTTTCATTTACTTGGTCAAACTCTTTATCTCGTGAAATTGAAAGTGAGCTCCCGTGCATAGTATCAATCTTTTGTGCGTTATAATCATAGGTTTGTACCGTCATAGGCAATCCATAGGTTTGTTGCTTAAAGTCTGAGAACCAATTGTCTACAAGTTGGCATCCGCCTAGGACAACTGCAAGTGATAGTGTAAGTGCTCCAAGTAATAACTTCTTTTTATTCATTGTATAAACTCCTCAAATTAAATTTCTTATTTCGTTTTTCTATAACAGAATTATATCATTTTTGATATGCTTTGTCAATTGCTATTCTGGTAATTGCTTAGCTAGTTTAGATATGACGACAATCATAGTGTTGTTCTTTTTACCAGTCTGCTCCTCATAGCTAGCATCAAGTCGGTTCTGAACGTTTTCTGCGTGCCAATCTGCTATATCAAGGTCTTGGTATACTCGGTTAGACCATGCCACAATACCATGAGAGCCAGTATTAAAGATAGCTAACGTATAGCCTATCTTATCTACAAGTTCAAAGTCACCCATATCATCATCATTTAAGTCACGCATAGCTTGAATTAGGTAAAACTTGTTTTCTTTCATTAAATAACTCTCCCTACTTAACATAATAAACTGCAATATCAAAGTTTGTATTTGCAAATACTTGTTTAATAATACGTCTAACTTTTCTATAATAAAAGCATACCATAGTTGATATGCTTTGTCAATACTTTATTTATAAACTGTTAATACTTGGTAGGCGCCTTTTGAGATAACTAAGGGTGAGCTTAAATGAAGATAATTTGTACCATCCTTTAGTTCATCCTTAGTAAACTCTCTAGATACCCAAATAAGGTGCTGTTCGTTTTCTAGCGTGCTGAACACAACCAGCTTAATGCCAGTTAATAAATTGTTATTGTTAAAGTCAACCTTAAAAGGGATAGCAATTACCCCAGTGTTTCCATCACTACTTCTTACAGCCAACTCTGTCTTATTATTCATTATAATGACCTCGCTAAATCATGTTCTTAATTTTTAGCGCTACATACTTACGAGCTTGTGCTCGTGATACCCGAATTAATTGTTTAATCTCTGCTGGTAACTCCGGCGATTCTTCAATAGCATCCAGCAGCACCTCAGTCGCCACCTTATTAGTATTACCATTACGCATCCAGTCAAATGACAACTCACTAGGAAGTTCGCCCTCATCCTGACCTTCTAATACCTTCTTAGATACTCGGGCTAAGGTTACATTATTATTAATCCACTCAGTTAAGCTAATAGACTCTGAGTGTTCCTTAACGTGCTTGGACTCTTTAAAGGTAGCATTGACTAGCTTAATCCGCAAGGGGCCTGTAGTAGTCTGTGAAGTAGGTACTGTCTTGCTTAAATCAGTAACTACAATACCTTCCATATTACCACTGGCTGAGTAATTAGACTTATCAGAATATTTAGCTTGAATCTTAGGTAAGTCATTGAACCCAATTCCAGTAACGTTATCCTCTAATAAGGGTGCCATTTCAATTCCATCTACCCCGTATAATACATCCTTATATAGCTTTTCAGCCTCATGGTATCCTAGATACTTATGAGACGATTTATCGTACACGTCAAACAGATACCACTTGTGATAGTATTCATCCTTATACTGTACTCGGTGCTTAGTTAACCATTCACCAAACACAATGTAGTTATTTCCAATGTGTTTTAAAGAGTCTGCATTATCATTAACAAATCCATAGAAGCCGTTCAGTTTCTTGTCAGCGTCTAGTTCTCCTTTGTGTGAGTAAGACTTAACCTCACCATCAAGTACCTCTACAGACGCATTAGAACCATCTAGCTTTTCAGTAATGACTAAAGTGTCTTCCGGTTCAATAGTGATAACTTCCTTATTTTCATTTGCTAATTTATTTTCAAACAATTGTTCATTTTCATAAGCGTTAATCTTTTGGAATTTACGCATGGCATCCTTCACCTACTTTTCTAGCACAAGTCTACTGAAATCAACATTAATCCAGATTCATCGAACTCTTTTATAAGCTCCCCCATATTGGCACCTTCTGGCAAATAAGCCTCAATTAGCTTGTTCCAAGCTAAACTAGAAGGAATTTCTTTACAATCAACTTCGTAGTCACAGTCATCAATAACATCTTCGTAGTATTTAGCAATAGCGTACTCTTTACTATCAGCAGCTATTAAAGCATAGTATTCGTTCTCTGGTACCTTAAATTCATAATACTTATGTTTAATGTCTGTTGTCATCTTCATTAGTAGTATCCCCTTCCTTATTATCTATATAGTGATATTTAGCATCAAGCCAATTCTCCCAAGCAAGCTCAGACATAACCAGTGCTACAATGATAACAATCATTGTTGTATAGCTCATAGTGTACCTCCTTATTTATCAAGTAAACCATTAACATAATTTATATTTACCTTTAGCTGGTCAATATATTTTTGTATGCGGATTACTTTGTCCTTGTTCTTATAAATAACCTCTTCTTTAGCATATGAATTTAGGGCATCTTTTAAACTCGGATAGTACCCAACAGTAATTGGGCTAGGCTTTTCAATCTTAGTCTTAGAGTCTAGCGTTGTCATTACCTTACCATCATTATCTAGTCTGCGTTGTAACATCCAGTTACTATGATTAGACACAACAACTTGGTAATTTCCATCAATATCAATAGTGGTAGCCATTATTAAGCATCTCCCTTTCAATTTGTTTATAGTTAACAGTATCAACAGTATAACTTCCGTTAATAACAACTAGCATCCCACCAAACATACTCATTAACTTATTGACAACTTCAATTTCACTGTCAGTCAGTGACTTTAACCTAATTGCATCCAGCGGGTTATTAGATAGATATTCAGAACACAGCGTAGACGTATAAATTGCTTGCACCTCTGATAGATAGCCTCCCGGGAACTTAATAGCGTATCTCATAATAGCACTCTTGTCATAGTGAGAATCATTAAACTCATTCATTGTCATCACTCTTTTCCAATAGTTTAATCCATCGTTCTAAATACCATTTAGCCTTATTCAAATCTTCTATCTTGTTTTTCTTATAAGGTGCTCGCAAAATGTATTTAACAACGTTAAAGAATAGTCCGCCTTCAAACGGCTTAATGGGCGCTCCTTCTAACTGGTCTTCAATAATATTAATTACTTCTAGCTTCCCATGATTATAATGCTCTGGGTGGTTTACCATGCTCATGACTTATTCTCCTTCTCCAGATTCAATAATACTTGTCATTGCTTCAATTTTGTTTTTTAGTGAATTGATACTTAGCGCTTGCTCTCGCTTAGAATCACTACTTCGTGGTCGATGGCGTTGTACGTCTACTAATTGCCACTCAGTCAATTTTAGTAGTACCTTAGCTTGACCAATATTGTCAAAAACTACTTGACCATTTTTAATCAAACTGTTTTCATATTTAGCCATATAGTCCATATAGTTAATTACCATTTGTTTGTGTCCCTCTTTCGGTTTCGAGTTACAACTAATGTAATACTGTTTGGAATTGTTACTAGCTCAGTTATTACTATTAGTTCCCAGACAAAATTAGTTTTCATAAATAGGAGAAATAGAACTAACATAATAGCTAAATTAATACCAACAACCTCTCCTAATAATGATAAAGGCCCCTGATACCTTTTGCGCTTATACTTCTTAATATATTTATCCATAATTAGTACCCGTATACATTACTGATAAACAGCTTATTTGACAGATTTACTCGGCTTTCATTAATATTCTTTAAGTAGTAGTCCTTGATAGTAGATAATAATGATTCTAAATTTTCAAGTTTGTCAAAACGAGTTACAGCCGAACCCAGCATACGGTGGTTGTAAACACTAACCTGTACCTTACCTTTTGACTGATGAACTTTTAGTCCTTCATAATTAGGGTCAACGCTTAGTAAGTCTGACAAGTTAGCACATTGTTTAATGCTATCAAGGGACAATCCAGTCGTTTCCATGTATCGTTTACTTTCCTTACCGTTAACAGATTTTGATAATTTACTTAATTTAATCATATTGATATCTCCTTTTATATTTGATGAGTTCATGTTATCACGTTTTATTATGGCTGTCAACACTTATTTCTAGAGTTTGCTGATACAAATTATTAATAAAAATGTCAATCCAACCACTAGAGCATTTACTAATACCATAAGCATCAATGTTCCCCATCCTAGGTTAGTGAATAACATCAGTAACACCATCAAAATAATAGCTAAAATTACAATAGTTTCCATAGCATGTGCCTCTTTCCTTTGTATACTAAAAAGGATACCATTTCTGGTATCCTATGTCAACATGTTATCTAAATGTTTTTAAAAGTATTTTATCAATCATCTGTGGAGAAGGTTTATCATCTAGTATTCTGACAATTACATATGGTAGCTGTCTACGCTTTTCAATGTTTGGAATATTAAGGTTAGCTCTAAAGGGGTCTAAGCATAAATCATAATAAGTTTCTGTACAATAGAACACCTTCTCTAATTCATCTTTATCATCACTATAGTTAGTTGGTAAATCATTTACATAGGTATCAAATGGTTCAATCTTGTCAAAATAAGCTCTTAATGCTGGCAATGCCACATCGCCAGTAGTTAATATTAAAATAGGTTTCATCACTGGACCTCCTTTACTTAACTTCAAATTTTTGGTCTTTATAATATTTAACACGTTGTTTAGCCTGATTAAATAAATATTCAGCGTTCCTATCAATGATATCAAATATATATACTTCATGCTTATCTGCTGATATACGGAGTAAACGACCAATTCTTTGAAGAGTCTGAACAAATGATTTTCCGGCACTAGCATAAATCATATAACGAATATTTGGGATGTCGATACCTTCGTCCATCACTTTAGTACCAATAAGAACTTTTAATTCTCCAGAGCGAACCCGGTTTAATATGTCGGTGCGCTCCTCTGTAGTATTTTTACCTTGGATGAAAGCATACTCGGTATCAGTTTTTCCTAAATATTCAGCGATGTTCTCTCCGTGTTCAATAGAGTTAACTACAATAAGTACAGCTCCGTTATCAAGGCTAGACAACTTACTTCCTAGTTCAGCTATCAGCTTATTCCTGTCTTCATTATTAGTTATACCTATTTGGTAAGTCAGCTGGTATTTAACTAGACTCTCTTGGTTGCTTGGGGTCCCTTTTGGAATGCTGCGATTGACTTGTTTTTCTAAATCGACTGGTTTATTAAAGTCAACTAGCTTGATATGAGGTCTTGCAGATACCCCTTGCTCAATCATTTGGTGATTATCAATATCATAAATAACATCCCCAAGAATGCTTTTAATCTTAGCCATCTCTACCTTTTTACCTTTATCTAAGGTACCGGTCAACCCAATTCTCAAACGAGCATTAGGTAAGAATTTAAAGGTTTCCTGATATGAGTCAGATGAAGCGTGTTGGCATTCGTCAACCATAACAATCTTTACATGTGATAAGTATTCTACTGCCACATTATATTTGTCAAATCCTTTGGCGTTCTTCTTAGAAATTAATTTATTGTATCGCTTTTTAAAGTTTTCAAAATATTTGATGACAGCTTTATCAGAATCCAAAGAAACTGCAAGTGAAGCTAGCTCTTGTTTGTCATCTATTTCATACTTATACTTAGGTTTAAAATTCTTAGCATACCCTTTTAACGACTGCCTAGGATTAACCGAATCAAGAATATCTTTAGCATATACAGTTGCCATTCGCTTTAGTAGCTTATCTTTGGCAGAAGTTAGCTTAACAGCATCCTCAGGGTTCTTAAGGGCTTTGTTAAGCGTCTGAATAGTGGCACAGGTAACTTGCTTAAGGTCACGATTACCGTCTCCCCATAGACCCACAGGCACTCCTAAATACCCTTCCATATTCTTGTGAACTTGATTCATAATAGAAGTATTAGGTGCAATAAACAAAACATTGTCAGTGCTATCTAATTCTGGTAAAACTTTAGCAATAGATGTAATAGAAATTAATGTCTTACCGGCGTTAGTTGCAGCTAGTACAATCCCTGTTTGATTAGCATAAACAGACTTAATTGCTTCTAGCTGATAATCACGAATAGTTACTTTTCTAACCCCTTCACCCTGCATCACAACTTCTTCTGGTAGAGATTTGCTAGGTGCAATCTTCCTTCCTCTAACATCCTCTAATGAATACTTGATATAGGCATTCTTATTCTGCTCCCGCTGTAATAACAATAGTAAGTCACTTACTAGTCCCGTAGGTACTAAGTTATTATCTAAATCACATAAGTTAACCCGACCATCCCATGTATGATACTTTCTAAAAGAAGCCTTCCTAAACCGGTTAGGGTCTAATGGGTCTAACTCTTCATGGATTCTATCTTTTATATATTTTATAAATCTATCAGTTTCAATATCAAAAT